ATGGAATACCGAGAGATAGGAAAGACGGGCTGCCGGGGCAGCGTCATCGGAATGGGCTGTGAGAATCTGGACGGCGCGCCTTATGAACAAGTGAGCGACGCCATTTCCGCAGCGCTTGAACAGGGCGTCAATATGTTCGACGTGTTTATGCCCGGACAGGAGATACGCGAAAACATCGCCAAAGCCATGGGCAGCCGGCGCAAAGATGTGATGATCCAGGGCCACGTGGGTTCCACCGACGTTCGTGAGCAGTATGACATCAGCCGCGACCTGCCCACTGTAAAACAGTATTTTGAGAATCTGCTGCGCCTGTTTGGATACATCGACTTCGGCATGATGTTCTTCATCGACTCCCAGCAGGATTATAAAGACGTCTTTGAGACCGGCTTTGCCGATTATGTACTGCGGCTGAAGGAGAACGGCGACATCCGCCACATCGGTTTCAGCTCCCATAACCCGGTCACCGCCGCCCGCGTTGTGGAGACAGGTCTGCCGGAGATGATGATGTTCAGCGTTAATCCGGCCTTCGACCTCTATCCCGCTGAGACCAACGTTCTGGATGAGCTTCACAGCACGCTGGATCCCACCGCCTTCCGCGGGATCGATCCCAGGCGCACCGCCCTCTACCAGCTCTGCCAGCAGCGGGGATTGGGGATCACCGTTATGAAGACTCTGGGAGCGGGAAAACTTATCTCGCCGGAGCACACGCCCTTTGCACAGCCCATGACTGTGACCCAGTGCATCCATTACGCCCTCACCCGGCCTGCAGTGGCCAGCGTCATGCTTGGCTGCAGAACCGGCGCGGAGGTCCGGGACGCTGTGCGCTATCTCGACGCCACCGACGAAGAACGGGATTATTCTCAGGTTCTGAGCACGCTCAGAAACGACTTCCGCGGAAACTGCGTTTATTGCAGCCATTGTCAGCCCTGCCCTTCGGGCATCGACATTGCAGCCGTAAACAAATACCTGGACATCGCCCGGCTGGATCAGGAAAACATTCCCCCTTCCATCCGTTCCCACTACGCCTCCCTTACTCACAAAGGCGGCGAGTGCATTGAGTGCGGCAACTGTGAAGCCCGCTGTCCCTTCGGCGTCGCCATACGTCAGAACATGGCCGAAGCCGCGCGCATCTTCGAGTAAACGAGATTTGAAAATACGCCTGCCGGGGCCGTCCGGTCCTCCGGCAGATCCCATGCAGCGCCACCGGCTCAGTTCCGGCGGCGCTGCATTTTATCATGCCCTTTCCTGCTTGCCATCCCCCAAGGAAGACTTTTCTTCCTTTCTCACGCTCAGGATCTCCTTCAGCTTGGCATACGCATCCTTCATATAGACCAGCGTGGGATAGATGAAGAGCAGTAAGATCGCCGCGGACGAGAAACATTCCGCGTACTCATCGGGAACGGCCACGCCGCAGCGCGCCAAAAAATATGGATAAGTGGTGATCAGCGCGGAGAAAAGGCTCAGGCCGCACGTCAATACCCCCGCCTGCCCAACGCCCCGCCTGACCTTCGCAGGGTCGAACCCTTCCCGCCGCAATCCTACGTTCCTCCAGATCCCAAAAATCGTGTTTACCAGCCAAAACCCTATAAAAAATGCGGCCGCGGCCGCCGTTGTTTCCAGATTATTTAATATCTCTTCACGCATCCTATCTCCTTCCCCTCTCGTCCTCCTGCCGTTCCTTTTACTCGCCCGAACCGCCGCAGACGCCTGACCGCCTGTGAAAGACACCCGTCTGTAGAAGCTGGCGGCGCCGTTTCCAGCCGTCTGGCACGATCCGCACTTAATCCCCCGATTTTTTCAGATCCGCCGTAGGCAGATCGTAGACCCGTTCCAGACGGCTGTCCATATCGCCGTTCCACCCATTCGCCTTGTACTCGTCGTACAGGATCTTTACGTCCCTGCGTTCCTCCGGCGTGGCGAAACCCTTTGTCAGCAGTCTCTCCAGCTTTTCCGACAACGCGTTGTAGGTCAGCACCGACACCGTCCGCATGATGGACTCGTTCTTATCCTTCTTCGCAAAATGACGGCTGACGAAGAACTGTATCAGAAAAACAAAAGCCTGAGAGCTGAGGATCAGCGCGACCACATCGCCGCTCATAACGCTCCGCCTTTCTGAATGGCCGCCGCCAGCTTTGTCAGCAGCGCTTCGTGATAGCGATAGGCTTTCAGGAACTGGATCGTCTGATCCTCAAAGCCGCACGCCTCCTGTATGATCTTCTCTGCTTCCGCCTCTGTCATATCCTTCTCCTTCCCGTCCAGATATCCCTGGACCTTTCCGCAGAACGCCGGCCAATTGCAGGGCCGCCCGGCCCGGATCATCTGCGGACAATCTTTCCCGCTCCAGTCGTGATGCTGATACAGGTGTCCTTCCGCGTTTCTGATCCCGTGACGGGCCAGAATATCCGCCGCCAGCACCGCGGCGTTTTCCGTGGCCTTCCGCAGATCCCCATCTGCGTTCATGCAGATCTCGATGGCCACAGTCTGCATATTTCCCGGCTCGCCGCCGTCCCCCGCGTGCCAGGCCGCCTCCGACTCCGGTATGGATCTCGTGGCTCTGTGTTCGTCCACGCAATAATGCCAGCTAGCGGCGGTATCCTTGCCCCCTCCCTGCAGATATCGCGCGTGTGCAAGAGCGTCTGCTCCCCTGCCGGCGTTTCCTGTGTTGTGGATCGTCACGCCGCGAAAGCCGGTCAGCTTCCGCCCTGACCGGCACTTGTGCCCCGCCGGCGCAAGCATTTCGATTACTTTGATCATAGTACCTCCCTCCTTAAAAAATTGGCGGCCCAAAGGCCGCCATAACGCCTACAGCAACGTGGCCAGCTTGTCAAGTGTCATAAGCTCCATGTCGCCAGACACCAGAGCGTTTCTGTATGTGCTGTATTTACTCACACTTATTTCAAAGCGATATTGTCCGGAGATCTCTTGTATTCCGGACAGCCGCATATGCTGGTTGCTCGAAAAAATGTACAGTCCATTAAACTGGCTCTGCTTCTCAAAATAGCTCCCGAACGTTACGCCATTATACCTGACGTTTCCCTGATAGGTCCCTGTGGCCTGATTGATCGTATAAATGTCGTAAATAGTTCCATTCCCGTTTATTTTATGGCCATTGTCTCCATACAGCGAATCATTTCCGTCATACCGTTCAACATATCCGTAAGATGCGATTGCTTCATAACGTTTCCACAATCTTATATCCGGGTACAATTGATCTGTTCCCCTGTATACGCGGCTTGCCTTTGCTGTCTCTTCTCCCTTGTAAAAATTTGTCATACCGTCACCGCCTAAAAGATCAAGTAGTAGGTATTCGGATTTTTGAGCGGGAGCGCATTATATTCAGCTTGTGTTAATGCGACCGCGGAATACCCCGTTCCGGTCAGAATTTTTCCATTTTTGGGGAAAGGATATCCACTTCTGCCGCAGGATCCGTGAGTTTGGGAAGCGATTTTCCGCTCTGCTGATGCAAAAATACAGCGGCCATTAAGCGCACCCCCTTTCGGGAGTGTTCAAGTTCTCTTTATAAGGGTGAGAAATTACCCCCCCCCCCCCGATGGAAATTTGTGTAATTTATTATTCATTTGATATCCCTCCTTTAATCAGAAAAAACGCACCACTGAGCATAAACAAGATTGCGTGACAAATCTACATTGACACCCGTCACGCTGATGTAGATGTAACCGTTCTGTACGGATATTGAGTCAAACGTCACGCAGTTTCCACCAACGCCATATTGTGAGCGCCGAAAGTTCAAGCCGTCTGAACTTGTAGCTTCCATTACCGCCGTATACGTTGAGGTAAGCCCGGGACCGCTGACCTGTACTCGCACCGTTTTTATCGGCACCGGTATTACATCCAGCGGAATCATGACAATCCCGAAGTTATCATTACTGCCCGTTTGCTTCGTGCCTTTTGCATGATACGATATTTCCGCAGTGCCCGAAATAATTTTACCGTCCTCACCAATCGCTTCACGCCCGGCGCGAATATCAGACGGTCCTGCGGGGTTTACTAACTTCGGCAGTGTTTTTCCAGATCTCCCGCATAAAAATACGCTCATCGTATCACCTCAATTTTAATTGGAATCTCCGTCTCAGGCGCATCACTAAAGCATGTAAAGGTTATCTGATTATCGGCGGTTACATCCGCCTTGCTTATCAAATTCCAGGCTTCCTGTTGGGCCTGCGCTGTGGCAAGCGTCGTAGAGTAGTCCGGCGTAAGATGGACCTGTTTGTCAGACGTGCGCAGACCGGTCACGGTTAGCGTCTGGGTGTAAGGGGCTGCTGCTCCGATCCATGTCGTGCCTATTGTTGCGGTATAAGATGCAGTGTCAGTGCTGCCTTGTGTCCACCACTCCGACTCAGCGACCGCATGGCCGATATTGTCGTCCTGCAGGCTTTTGTAAATAGCCCCGTCCTGCATGACGAGAGCGTTTACCGGGTACGTGGCCGCATCCTGGTAATTGCTCAAAGTCCGGTTGAACAGGGTATTCACAAAGGAGGGCGTAGTCACGTCACGGTTTGTGATGTAGCCGGGTTTATCCGGGGAATTGATCAGCTTTACAACGCCGTAGTTATGATCGGTCGCGGCGTTGTGTGTTCCGACAATGCTCCACGCCCTGCCGTTTCCACGCTTTGACAACAGTACCACAGCGCCTTTCGACATGGGGTATGTTTCAGGACCGACCCACTGAGATATCTCGTTTCCGGTGCTTACAGGAAGCGCATCGCCGCCGTTGACGGATAGTTTCATCGCCGGATCTGTATTGCTGTTTGCAAACTTTACCGCGATGATCGGATATTTCTCATCTGTGTAGCCGGGAATTGTTATTTCCTTTTCTGCAGCGTCTCCGGCTGTCTCGCACAGGGCCAGGGGGATATGTGTGAAATCGTCGACGGCTTTTCCCTCCAGCGCTGTTTCCTGCTCCTTCAGGATCCCGTCGATCAGGTCGGCGTTCTCATTGAAGACGCCGACGTCGTAGAAGTCTTCTGTCCCGGGCTTATGAAGCCCGAAGTTTGTTGTCTGTTCTGCCATTATGAAAGCACCTCGTTTCTCAGTTGGCTGTGTGTGAACGATGCAAGCTGCCCGTGGGTAGAGGCGGCCAGCGTGGAATGCTGGTTGTAGAGCAGCGACAAGTCGATGAGAATATTCAGCGGTACGACCCGTTCCAGAAGCTCGGCCACGTCCGCGTAGTTGGATTTGGCGATCAGATTGATCTTTACAGTCAGCTGAAAGTTCTCCAGATCCACGTGGACGGAGTAGCCGTCCGGGCCGCAGAGGGAGGCAAGCTGCCTTCTGAGCATGCGGATCGTATAGGGCAGCTGCTCGTTGAGCCGGGTCAGAATACGAAATTTTCGGGAGTCCAGCGTGTCGGTCCCCTTAGGGGCGATGCCCAGTATGTGTTCCCACCGGGCCACGCCGTTTTCCGTGGCCTGCAGGACGAACTGATCCGCCCTGACGTTTTCCGCCTCCCTCTGAAATTCTCTCAGTTCCGGATCTTCGGCCTCCCCTATAGCCCGCAGTTCGTAGACCTGACGCAGCACCGGCGGAAGGTAGTCGGTCAATCGAATGATTCTATCCAAGCAGCCCACCCCGTTTCGGAATGCAGTCCGGATCCAGCACCAGATTTTCCTCCGCTCCATTGATCGTTGTTCCGGTGATATCCAGCACCCCGGGGATATTCAGAAGCCTGGTCTCGATCTGGCTGATGCGCACTACCAGCGCCGCGCTGTCCTGCCACGAGGCGGCCAGTTCGGCAAAGTAGCTGTCTACAGCTTTTTCCGCGTACTCCCGAACGTCCTCCCAGCTCCAGCCTTCCTGATAGGTGACGGCTGCCGCTACGGATATTTCCGTTTCTCCCACGCCTTCTACTGTAACGCAGTGAAACATGGGCGCCAGTCCCAGGCCGTCCCCCTGGTCCTCCTGGGGGTCGATGGCCTCCTGCACCTGGGCCGTCAGCTCCGGACTGGGTCCGGTAAACTCGGAGTTGATGATGACCGCTCTTACGGTGCCGCCCCCGTTCCACGCCCGGTACAGCTTAACGCCGCCCACGCCGGGAAGGTCGTTTATCTTCGCCCTGTAATCCGCCCGGTTGCCGCCGAATGCCTGGGAGTCCAGGCTGTCAAAGTACCGCTGCCGCAGGCTTTCCGTCGACTCCTCATCCTCGCCGGGAATGAGCAGTTCTGTCAACTCTGCCCTTGTCAGCCCGTCGATATAGTCCACGGGTATCATGGATCCGGAGAGCGTATTTCCGATCCTGCCCGCCGTCTCGCAGCGCATCCGGCAAACGCCCTGATCCATCCTGCTTTCAGCGATGAAGTTCAGATCATCCAGTGAAAAGCGGCTGCCTTGAGGGATATCCATATTGAACTCCCCCTTCCAGACGGCGCATGTGGCCTCATCCGGCCGGACGCCCCGCTCCGCCGCCCGGCGGATCAGATTTTCTCTGCCCGCCGTGTCGGCAAAAGTCTCGTCAAGGAGAGCGTCCAGCTCTGAAAACGCCCGGGCCAGCTCCGCCGCCGCAGGAGCCAGCGCGTCGTAGATGATGGATCCCTCCCGTTTGTCCACGTCAGCCGGCGCACGGCTGAGCATGCGTTTTAAAATAAATTCATAGGTCAGATGTTCGTACATTATAATGTGACCGTCCTTTCCGCCTTGACATCACCGTAGATGGTATGCACCGTAAAAGTGACGTATATTTTCTTCTTGTTCGTGGCGAATGAAAAATCGTCCACGCCTGTAATGCGGTCATCCTGATCCAGCGCCTCCCGAATGCGCGTTTCCAGCTCCGGGATCACGTAGTGCGTGGGTCTTCCATAAAGATCGGAAAGCTCCAGCCCGTAGTTCCAGCTGTAGATCAGGTATTCGTAACGCTCTGTATTTAAAATCAGGTAGATCGCCTGTTTGACCGACTCCACTCCGTCGGCAAAGCCGCGGAAGCGGCCTTTTTCTACGGCAAGCCGGTAGGTCTTCCCCGGTTCGCGGTCTTTGATGTAAAAATTTTTCAATGATTCATCTGCTGCCGGCAGCATCTCTGTCACCCCCTGTCCAAAACAATATATTTCTGCCCTCCCTGCACCCGCAGCAAAAGAACATGTTCGCCTGTCTTCAGGCCGTTTTTAATGGAAAATACCTTTCGGCCGGTGTAGGGATGCGTATGGGCCCCCTCTCCGCCCGGTCCGGTCACGTGACTGACCTCCATCTCCGCGTCGTAGTCTTTCACCGCGGAGGTCAGGATCAGAAAGTCCTCTGTCAGCACCAGCTTCTGATCCACCTGTATGCGCAGAGGACCCACTCCGGCCACCGTGCCGAATAAAATGCCGCAGGGGTCGGCCGCGTCGCCGGCCTCCGTTGCAGCGCACTTGATGATCTCCACCAGACTAGCTATTGAAATCACTCCCTCTCAGCGTCAGATCCATAAAATGCTTCTCCCCTGAGATCGTGTGTTTTACCTTTTCCACGATCATGTAAGTCTGCGCGATCATATCCCCCAGATCCAGCGAGACGGGAACGCCGGAACCTCCCCGCACGCGTATATCTCCCAGAGCCTTTTTTATGGACAGGGAGCGGGACTTCTTATCGTAAAGGGACAGCAGCGCTTGGGCTCTGGCTTTTCCGTTGACGCTGTTGTTCAGCTTTTCGTACATCTGAAGCACGCCCCATCTGTTCATGTGTTCCGAATCCTGGGCGATGTAGATCTCACGCTTTTTCGTATCTTTATTTTCATAGGAAAGCTTGATCTTGTTATACGTGTTGGAATCAATGGAGGTGGAGTAGTCGAAATCCTGGACCGTGCCGCCGCAGATAAGTACCGGAAGACGCATGGAGTCAATATTCTTCAGCGTCAGCCGGTCAAAATCGCTGTACAGCACATACATCTTTCCACTGTTCTGCAGCGTGAAGTCCAGCGCGTTCTGCACAATGTCGAACAGCGTCTTATTGTCCTCCGCCCGGGCGGGTATCCTGCAGCCCGTATCCTCCAGTTCCCCGGTCTTCAGCCGGAAATCCTCGGCGATCATTGCGATCAGCTGGCCTGCTGTCTTGTTTTCGTACACATAGGTATCTTTATTCTTGAAATACCGCAGCTGATCGTAGGCTGTCACCTGGATCTCTTCCGGCTTTGATCCGGATCTTTTTTTGGAAAACACATACCCGTAAAACACGTCTTTTTCTCCTACTTTCAGTCTCACGTTGTTTCCTTCCTGAAAGTCCAGCCCGCCGCCCTTCAGCACCGTAAACTCCAGCCTGCCCGGCGAGCCTTTCCGTTCAGTCTCCCATGTGACGTCCCCTGCGCATACCGGGGCGTACAGTGTCCCGCCGTTCTGGATGCACAGCTCAATATTATTCAAATCGGATCACCTGCCCCGGATGGATGAGCCCGGGATCTGATATCCCGTTTGATCTGGCTACGCTGTAACATTTTGAACCGTCTCCCAGCTGTTTTTTGCAGATGGCCCACAGGCTGTCCCCGGCTTTAACGGTATATGTTCTGGCCGGCGCTTTGGCCGGACGCTGCTTCACTTCCGTCACGGCGGCGCCGTCCGCATCACTGGCGCCGACTTCCAGGATCTTTGTGCTGAATTCTACGTACTCTTTCAGCTCAAAGGAAACGTTCAGATCGAATCCGGAGTCGCTGCTCTCCGATACGGTGTAGGATTCCAGCGACACCGGCATACTCTGCTTGAAGCTGCCTCTTCCGTCAGGAAAAGTCCGCATCACCTGAAAGGAAAAGGGTCTGTCCAGCTTTTTCAGCGATTCAAACCAGCTCAGATAGATGTCCTGTTCCAGAAATCCATCTTCGTAATAGGCGAATGGATATTCTCTGGCCGGGATCAGCGCGTCAAACTGAAAGGCGGACAGTCCCGGCAGCTTCAGCAGATTGACCTGCTGTCCGCTCAGCAGATCGATCGTCTCGTTGCGGTTCCTGATGCTCAGCTGAAGACGCGGCGGCGTGACGGGAAGCGCCAGCCCGCCCAGATAAAAGATATACATCTATACATGCACCCCCTCTGCTGTGACGGCAAGCTGCTGTTCCAGCCGCTCTGTCAAGCGGTTGATCACGCCGTCGATATCGGCGCTTTCCTTTATGTCTCCAAAGCTGTTGGCCATATCCACCTTGATCTCCGCTGTGGTGAAGCGGTTCACCGCTTCCTGCTCAGCCACGTCCAGAAGATATTTGAGATCCTCCTCCGAAGCCGTCAGATTGTCCGCCATCATCGACGTATTGTCCGCGGTCCTGCCGATCCCGGCAGCGATCTGCGCTGGGGCCTGCCCCATGGGCGAACTCTCATCGTGGAGAGTCCACTGCTGCCTGGATACCTGGGCATTTCTCCTGGCCTCGTCCAGCTTCAGCGCCCGTTCCTGCCGTTGCACGGCAAACTCCCCTTCATATTCCGATGTGAGATCCACATGCTCGAAATTGGCTTCGATGTTCACGCCCGGTATTCTGTTCAGAAGTCCGATCAGAGTGTTGACCAGATCGACAGCCCCGTTCACCAGCCCTTGAATGCACTGAAGACCCATTAATTTCAGCGTTCCCAAGAGATCCAGAATTCCGTTCACCACCGTGATCCACGCCACCTGAAGTCCTCCCACCGATTGGACCCATTTGACGATGGCCGCCACGATCAGACCGATCAGGAGCAGGATCAATCCCATGGGCGAGGCCGATTGAGCCGCGTTCAGCGCCATCTGGGCATACGCCGCGTCTCCGGTGGCCATGGCAAGAAGCGCGTAGCCCACAGCCTGAATAGCCATCACGGTCTGGTTCAGCAGCGCCCCGGCCGTGAGCAGACTCTGCCATAGCGCCGCCATCTGGACCGACAGCGCATAGACGCCGATGGCCGCCGCCGCGCCGAGCACCACCGGCTCCAGGGCCGTCCAGTTATCCGCCAGAAAGCTGATGGCGGAGAGGATGGGCTCCACCGCCAGCAGGAAACCATTTTGCAGCCGAGTCCAGACCTGCGACCAGGTGGCCGGCAGCTGGGCAAAGCGCTCCTCCACGCCGTCGGCAGCCATAAACACAGCGTTTTTGATCACATCGGCGGTGATGACGCTCTGATCGGCCAGCGACTGCATTTCATCTATGCCCACGCCAACGTAATCGGCGATCGCCTGCGCCAGCAGCGGCGACTCTGTCAGCATATCGGCGTACTGCCCGCCGTCAATTCCGCCGCTCTGCATGCCCTGCGTCAGCTGCGCCATCCCTGCTGCTGCTTCGTCCGGCGCGGCTCCGGACAGCGCCGCCATCTTCTGGTAGGTCTCCGCAAAGGCCACCAGCTCATCTGTATTCATAAACGTTCCGCCGGCGGCAAGCCCCAATTGAGCCACGGAATCCGCCATACTCTGATAAGCGATCCCAGACCGCTGGGCGGCCTCGTAGATCTGTCCCTGAATTCGGGCGGCCCCCTGGCCCGCCCCCGCGATCAGCGCCAGCTGCGCCCGGCTTCTCGTCATGGCGTCCGACAGTTCCGCCAGCTTTTTCAGATCCAGCGCCGAAGAGATCTTCTCCATGGCCGCCTCGGCCGCTTCAGCCGCCGCCCCTGTGGATCTTACGCTCTCCGTCAGGCGGTCCTGGCTTTCCGCCGCGATGTTGATCTGATTCGACGTCTGCGACAGATCGGCGTTAATGTTGATCACCGTAGTCTGAAACTGCTGCCATTGACTGATGCTGAGCGAGTTTTGCACCGAAGCCTCCAGCGTGCGGAAATTCTGCATCGTGCGTTCCACCGCCTGGTCGACGCCGCGCAGTGCGGTTACCGCGTCTCCGCCGGATCTTAAATTTAATTCTCTCTCTTCTCCCACACTTCCCGTTCCTTTCCGCGCCCCAGCGCTGTCTTTGTTTCTGCTTCATCTATCTCTTTCTCCTGCTCTTGACGGCCTCTTTTTCCGCCTCCACCCGCAGATCGATGGAGGCGTAAAGGAAGGCCCGCTCCTCCCGCGGCAGCTCCATCAGCTCTCCGGGAAGGATGTGCAGCTTTTGAAGGGCGAAATGCGCGGCTCCCGCCTCATAATCGCCCTTTATGAGTTTTTTGCATCTTCCACCAATCTGTCCATACCGATGTCAAATCCGTTGACCTCCTGCACCTTGGCGATATAATTCATATATTCGCCGGGGATCAGCATGACCTGCAGCAGTTCCTCCGCGCTGGAAACGCCGTAATCGTCCTGCAGCTCTTTATCATCGAGATTGGGAAAAACGGTACAGGCCGCCGCCAGCCGGCAGCCGTAAGCGTCGTAATCCGTCTCGGGCACAAAGAGCCCCTTTTTTCCCGGCACCGGAGCCTGATATGTACAGGATTTCTTTATGGAATTGTTCTCTTTGGGCGTAATGCACCGAAGCTCCCATTCCACCGGCGTTCCATTCTCCGCGAACCGCTGCGAGACCACATATTTTACATTTTCCTTCTTCGCTGCATTCTGGCTTAAAAATGCGTTCAGTCTGCTCATTTTTCTCTCCTTATCCTGCTTTCTCCAATATTGTCTGCGGGCGGGGCGTCCTGACCGCAGGCAGGCCCCGCCCGCCTTTTTATCCTCTAAGGACGCTTAGAGCATGCCGTTGAGCACCTTGAACTTGTTGGGCATCTCAAAGTCGTCGAAGGTCCCTGACAGTTCCTCCTCCAGCACATCTTCGCCGGCCGTAAACTTAGCCAGAATGCTTTCCGAGGACAGGCAGTCCTTCAGCACCACTGTCTGCGGTCCCACAAGAGTGGCGGGGTCTTCGTTGGTGACCTGAATATCAAAGTACTCCGCAACGCCTGTGTCCTTGTACTCCTTTGCCAGCTCTCTCAGGACCGACTGGTTGTAATATGCCGTTCCGGACCACTCTCCGGTCATCGTGGTGGGCTTGTGCCCCACCATGGTCCTTCCCAGGATCGGGACCTCCTGGACATTCACAGTCAGCTTCGCCTCAAATTCCTTGAGCTGCATGAAGTTATAACGATTTCCCTTAATAGTAATGTAGCATTCCGCTTTGTGCGCGCTTACAGCGTCGCGGGATAACATCCGACTCATTTTTTCTCCTCCTTTTAGGCAACCACCGTTGTCATATACAGCTGGGTCATGGCGTTTACCGGTCTGACGGTGTTTTCCACCACCACGGACTTCTTGGTGGCCCCGGCCCTGACCGTCACATCCTCCGCCTTGAAGTTCTCGATGGCGCGGATGTTCAGCATCTCCTGCCGAAGTTTCACGATGTCGTTCCAGAAAGAGATCCTGCCCCCGTCGTCGTTGGGCACCACGCCCAGGTATCTGGTATTGAACAGCAGCGCGTCGTCGTTTCCGATCTGATCCAGTACGCGCATAGTCTGATTGTCCGCGAAATCCGCGCCCATCTCATCGGTGAAAGAAACAAAGGTATTGATGTCCTCAAGTACGCGCACATCGTCGCCTACCCTGTGAAACATCAGCTTTCCGCCTTTCAGTCCTGCCTCCAGTTCACTCTGCCGGTACCCAGTCTCAATGGCAAACTCACCGTCGTATTTTGCATTGGTCAGAGACTTGTTTACCGCGCACCCCGCCTCTGCTCCGGTGACCCAGTAGACTGCCGAGGACGCCGGCCAGCCCGCGTCGCTGGCGCTGTTTTCCACGGAAATGACTCCTTCAAAATCCGCCGCAGACCGGTAGAGTACGGTCTGGAACTTGACTCCCGCTTCGTTTCTCATGCGTTTCGTAAACTGCTGAAACAGCGCGCAGACGGCCTTGTCTTCCGAGAGGCACCCCAGCGTATTAAAGCTGTAGCTTTCGATCTTGTCCAGAAACAGCTGATAATCATCCCCTGTCACCGCCGGTTTGTTGGAACCGCCCGTCAGCGCCGTTCCGGCCGTGGCTGCCAGCGCGGCGCCCTTTTTCCAGACTACGAAGTCGTTGTCAGCCAGATCCGCAGCTGTCCGGACTGTCTGCGCATCCACTTCTTTTGTGTCGAGATAGGTCTTAACGCTGTAGGACGCCCCTTCCGGTTCCTCCCCTTCCACCGCCGTGATCACGATCCTGACGTCATTTCCCCGCAGACCGCTGTAACGGGCCTCCGCGAAGTCGTTAGCCGCCTTCGCGCCGCTGTTCAGCCTGTAGAGATACGCCTTCCGCAGACCGCTGCGAAACAGGTCCCGCAGCCCTTTCAGCTTTTCATCCGTGTAGGCGTAGCCCAGCAGTTTCTGAGAATCTTTTTCCAGATCCGAAGCCGTTACGGCGAACACCTGACCGTCCGCGCCCCAGTCAAGCTCCAGCGCCATCGCCGCATAGCCTCTGTCTGACAGAGCCGCTGTGGCTCTTGCCGCCGACACGAAATTGATATACGCGCCGGGCAGCGTCTTGTTCTGTGTAATAAAAGTACCTCCACCTAACATGTTTTCACCCTTTCTTCTGTTCGTTTTCTCTCTAAGGTTTGATCCAGTGTCGCATGCGCAGTACCGCAGTCCGCCGCGCTCCCTGCCCGATCCTGCCTTCCAGCCAGATCGCAGGCCCTGAAGCAGACTGCGGCTGCCTGAAGCCCCAGCGGGCCGGCCGGGCGGTCTGCGGACCGCGCAAAGCTATGATTTACCGCGCGACGCCGGTTTCCATGGCTAAGCTCTCCATGGCTTCCTGCGGCGCGGGCTCATCCTGTAGATATAAATCGTAGCGCACGTAAAAATGCTGCACGCCCTCCCCTTTCTCACAGCTCATCTCAGAAGCCGCCAGCGCCATGCCCTCAACATCCAGCGTTTCCAGCGCGGCGTACAGCTTATCCGCCGCCGCATCCGCCTCACGGTGAAACGTGTCCCCGCTCTCCGGGATGAAACGGACATCGAAAAACTGGCTGTTGACTGATTTCCTTCCTCTCCGCCCGCTCTGAGACGACTTCAGCAGAGACACAAAAAAACAGGGGCCGGCGGCTCCCTGCTGCGGCTGTTCCGTAAATACGGCGCAGCTCTCCCCAAAAGCATCCCGCAGTCTGGCGGAGATGCTTTCAATGATCGTATCTGTCATACCTCTTCCTTCCAAATAAACCGGCGCCTGCCGGGCGCCGCGCCGATCCCTCAGCCGGGCTTTCTCACTTCTATATCCCCGGGAAATACGGCCGCGGCCCCGCCGCCGGCGCTTCCAATGCTGTAAAAGCACCTGCGTCAGTTCCGCCTTCTCGCTGCAGCTGTCCGCGGAATGGCAGATAAAAAAGACCGGCGTCTCCGCCGATCTTCCTTTGCTTTCGGCAACCGAGAACGTTCGACGCGTTCCGGCGTCCTCGTCTCTTTTACCTGATACCACTATACCACTGAAATACCCCTTTGTCTTCTCAGGTATTTATCATTTTCGCTCTGGCCCGTCGAAATGGGGCCAACCCCCGTTGATTCCTGAACAGCCGGCCGGCCGCGGCTTTCCCCGCCCGGATTCCGGCTGCACTGACTTCAGCCGAAGAGCAGTTTCTTAAAACGCTTCAGCGCCGCGTCTTTTTTGCGATAGATGGTGGCGGGCTCCCGCTCAAAGGATTCGCATAGCAGGTCCACCGCGTCCTGTTTCTTCATTCCCCGTTTAAAGAAAACATCCAGCACCTCCCGCTCGTCATCATTGAGGTGGCTCCAGGCCATATCGTAGATCTTTCGTTCTCTGTCCAGATCCTCGATCCGGCTCCTGACCGCTTCTCTGCGCATGGCCAGATTAGCTACCATATCAGAGATCTTATTATCGTGTACCCTGTCGTTTTCGCAGGAAACTCCCCTCAGTCCCCCCGCCTCTTCCATCTCCTCAAACTGCTCCCAGAGGGAAGCCAGGGCGGCCAGATTATCCTCCCTGCTGCGTATCATCTCCTCGGCTATCTGGTTGTAATTGATATATCTCTCAAACATCTCGACTCCTCCTTTTGCCCAATGACCGGCAAGTCTGTCTGTGCGGCCTGATCGAGACCACTGGCAGCAGCCGCCGCGTTCTTTCTGGTATCTCCGATCCCATTTGCGGCACTCCGGGGCCAGAAAAGTTCCGCAAACGGGATTCTATATTCTTATTTTAATCCCGTCTGCGGGTATTGTCAATATGTTAATCCCGTCTGCGGAACTTTTTTCTTTTCTTTTCGTTCCGTTTATGGTATGCTTACGGCAGAGAGGAAAGGAGTGACCCCTATGACCGCGCAAAGAATCAAAGATATCATGAAACAAAAAAAAATGGGCAACAAAGCCCTGGCCGAATCCTCCGGCGTCCCCCTGGGGACGCTGAACAAAATTCTGTATGGCGAGACGACTAACCCTTCGCTGGACACCATGAGAGCGATCGCCTCTGTTCTGGAGTGTTCGCTGGACGAATTTATCGACGATCTCTCCGACGGCGCCGGAACGGCCGGCGAGCGGGACGACCTGACAGAGTATCTGGATGAACTTCACAAACGTCCCGAATTGAAAACGCTGTTTTCCGTAGCCAAAAATGCTTCCAGGGAGGATGTGGAGAAGGCCGTAAAAATTATCGAAATGTTTTCAAATAACAATTCCGACGATATATAGCCGGAATGAGTGGTACAATGCAGAAAACGATGAAAACAGGCGGCATCGGGCATTGCCTGAGATTCCGCATTGTACGGGGATGGAGCATTATGGACGCAGTGATCATTAGAAAAGTCGATTTTCTGCCGCTCAGCATCAAAGGTATGACAGTATTGGACACAAACGGCGACTACAACATTTATCTCAACGCAAAACTCGCCCACGACGAGCAGGTGAGGGCTTTCCGCCACGAGCTGGAGCATATCCGTCAGGGACATTTTTATTCGGCCTCCGAGGTGGCCTCGCTGGAACGGAGCGCCGATCAGGGGACGTGATCGGCGCTCTATTCTGCGTTCTCACTGCGCCTGACTTCCCAGAAGTCGTACTTTATCCAAAAGGTCAATGCCGCACTGACATACCTCATAAAGCTGATCCAGCTTCGATTTTAACTGTACGATCTTGCGCTGCGCTTCTTCCAGCTCCGCACGATCGTTGAAATCCAATCCGTTTCGGTCCACAATACTGCGAATGCACTCTTCCATCTGCCCGAACCGCATCTGCAGAGAGTTTTCCGGCGATCCCGACGCCCCCGTCTCCGGAGCCTCACTGGTTTTTTCCGCCGGGCTCCAGTACGCCTTATAATAGAACAGCCGGCTCTCTTTGTTAAACACGATGGAATCGATTTCGTCCACTGCCCGAAGTTCCAGTTCACCCTGTTTCTGCCTGTCCAGCAGCTCATTGACCAGCGAGACAAAATTCCCGGTCTCCTCCTCCCTGATGGAAAAGGTCTTGTCCTCGTTCTCCCGAAAACCCTTTTCTTTCAGGGATTTCCGCAGTTCACGATACAGCGCGCTGTAGTTTGCTCCGCGCCGGCCGCCGTATTCGCTCACCTGCAGGGCTCCTTCAAAATACTGCAGATAGCAGATGCGCTCCGTTCCATCCGCCAGAGAGGCCCGCTCCGAAAAAAGATGAACATTTTTAAGCCCGTCCTTCGCCTGGGTCAGAGAACACTTCCCGCGGATCTCTTTAAGCTGGACCGACACATGGCGGGGAATACTCACCGAATTGGTGACGATGCGGGTGGAATCCTGGCTGTCGTCCGGCAGCGGCGTGGTTCCTCTGTAGACCACGGGGTTTTCAGGGTCCAGTCCTTCTCTGGAGACAGCTCCCCGGTGGGCGAACACGATCTTACCGTTCATATTCTTCCTCCTTATCTGCCAAAGCCCGATCGTCTTCCGCTTCGTCTGACTCAAACAGGTCTTCGATGGACACGTCAAATATACCTGAAAGTTTCAGAAGCAATTCCCACATATCGTTCATGAGGCCGCCGTTCTGATAGCGCTGCAAAGTCCTGACGCTTATACCCAGCATGTCTGACAGCTGGACCTCCGTCAAACCTTTTTGGGTCCGGTATTTCCTTATTTTATTTTTCAAGTTTTCCCTCCTCATCACCGGCTATCATTCGTATAAGTCCCATATTGCAGTGCATAGAAATATGCCTTTCCTCTGTCAGGAACAAAATCCATCCCGTATGTCTGCAAGTTCCGGCCATCTTTGGCCTGCGGAAGACCTTGGGGCGCAAAAGCACCGACGTTTTAATAACTCTTCTGCGGCTATTATACCGCATAGGCCTGTTCAGCAAAAGCGCCAATATTGTCAT